TGTCTTTTCATATAATATACTAAATTATTTTTTGTACAAGTATATAATTTTATAGATCTATTGATATTTTTTTTTTTGAACGTGTAATTGCTACATAATATATATTTACATCTTCATTTATATTAATATCATTTGCTAATCTAATATTATCATCTTCTAATCCTTTATATGAATGCACTGTATAGAATTTTATTAAACTTTCTTTGAAATCAACTAAATTATTTGTAATATTATTTAATAAATTTTCTAATTGTTCAGCAGAAATAGATTTTAAAAATTTTGGTAGATCATCTTCATATGTATTTTCATCAATATCAAAATTTTTGTAATTAATAAGTTTATTATGAAGATTTTTGATTTCAGTTATTTTTTTATCAAAACTATTTATCCAAATTTTATTTGTTTTTTCTGCAGTTAATAAAAGAATTCTCCAGCTCCTAAACAAATAAACATATTTTTCATTATCATCAAATGAGTTTACAAATCTTGTTGAATTTTTACTTTTTGAAATAATATGACATTGATTAAATTTATTTCTTATTTCATCACATGCTGGATTTCCAATTCTAAATGTTGAATAAAATTCAATTATCAATGAATTACTTGGTAAATATTCAAATGCATTAATGCAGCCTCTAAATTGATAAATTGCTTGCATGTTATCGCCTACAAAAATTTTTGGAATAGTTGTATCATTTAATAACATTTGTAACATTATCATATCAAAATCTTGTGTTTCATCTATCATAATCATATCATAATTACTATCTATGTAATCTTTGAACCAATGATTAATATAAGCAATTTTTCTAATAGTTTCAAATGTTACTAACTCATCATTTAATACTTTTGACCATAAATCAATAAGTAATTTTTTCTTTTCACCTGTGTTATTAATACTATATTTTTCAATATTATTTTCACTTGCATCATTACAAAAATTTTTTAAGTGCTTACAATAATATTCTCTAACACGATATGGCTTACCTTTTAAAAATGGAACAATATTTCCTATAAATTGTGGTTTAATATCTTGAATATTAGGTTGTTGATTTTTTTTATTAATATATAATTTATATAAAAGCGCATCAAATGTACAAGGATTCATATTTTTAATGTTTTGTTTTTTTATTTTATCCTTTATTTCGTTTATCAAACTTTTATTAAAAGCAATATATAATATTTTTTTTTGATTATGAATTTTTGATAATTCTAATAGCGTAGTAGTTTTGCCTCCACCTGCTACTGCTTTTATACCTATTATTTCATTTTTGTTTAACATGTGTGTATTTACATATTTTCTATGTATGTCATCTAATAAATACATTGATTCTTTGCATCTACCATATATAATATCAACATGTTCTAATTCATTATTTATTTTTGTAAAATTTTTTTTACCTTTGTCAGTCAAAATTAAATTTAAACATGTATTTTGTAATACATCTTCAAATGAACAAGATTCACCAATACAAACATATTTTATTTTATTTTCTATTTCTATTTTGTAAATAGTTCTATCTGTTAACCAAATCCAATTTTTACTATTAGTAAATAAAAATACATTGTTTTCTATTTCTTTAATTGCATCTTTAAATTCTTGATTTGATATTTCACATATTATCAAATCTGAAGTTTTAACATATCTAATGTAATTATTTTCAACATTAAAAATAAAATCAATATCCATTATTTTTTCTTTATTTTTTATATCATTTATTGATATATTATCATCTAAAAATTCAATACCAATATTATTTTTTTTATCATAACCATTTATAATATATTTTTTTGATTCAAATGTTTTTTCTATTTGTTTACTATTTGTTTTTATATAATTTAAAAACAAATTTTGAAATTGTTTCATTTATTTCAAAATGAATTATTTTTTGTTTTATTATTTTTATTTGATTATTTTTCAATTTTTAATTATATTTTATTATATTTTTAATATAAAATGAATTATTATCTTGGACTTACAATTGTTGGTATTATTAGTGGTTTATTAGCTGGATTAATAGGTGGCGGAGCTGAAATAGTAATAGTTCCTTTATTGACAATGTTTGGTTTGCTTACAAATATAAAAGATAGAATAGGGACATCATTATTTATGCTTTTGCCTCCAATTGGTATTTTTGCTGCGTATAGATTTTATAAAACGGATAATGTTGATATTTTTGCTGGATTGTATATGGCATTTATTTTTACTATATTTTCTTATTTTAGTTCATTATATACCATAAAAATTGATTTGTATACATTAAGAAAAATTTTTGGATTTTTTACAATATGTGTTGGATTTTATATTTTTTTTTCTGATGAAATATAAATATGAAAAACTTAATTTTTCAATTATTTACTGGTGTTGGTTTTAATAATCAATTATTTTCTTTAGAACATGCTATATATTTAGCTAATATTACTAATAGAAAATTAATTTTATTAATCAAACATCCATTGTGTCATTGTGGTAAATCTAACTGGGATTATGGACGATTTTTAGATTTTTTTGATGATACTTATTTAAATTATTTAACCAATGGATTTGAAGTACATTATGGTAGTGTACCTGATAATATTAATAAAATTATTGAAGATAATAATATATGTGAAATTATAAAATTTCCCGCTAATTTTTCTCATTTGGGTTTAATTGATATATCATTAAATTTACCCGAAAATTATTATAAAATAGATAATTTTTTGAATGGACGAACTAAATATATTAATAATTTGCCTAATAATTCCAAAGAATATATTTTTTTAGATAAGATTAATGCTAGTAGATGTTTTTATAATTATTTTACAACTGAAAAAAATTATATATTGATGTCTAATATATGTAAATCTCTTACATATTTACATAAATCATTTTATCTAATTTTTAATAATATTGAACTTGAACAAAAATATATTTCTATTCATTTTAGATTTGGTGATAAACGACATCCTAAATCACTTATTGATTCTAATAGTTCTTCTTATTTCAATCCACTTATGAATCAACTTAATAATATTAATAATAAAGAACATAATAATCTACCTATATATGTTATGTGTGATCGTAATGATGCTGATTTATTGAATAAATTATCTAATAAATATAAAATTATATATGTTGAAGATTTAATACATAATATTGATTATAAAAAGTTTTTTGTTGATTTTAAAAATTATGATGTTATTGAATTTTTAATACTTAATATGATTACTGCTAATAGCACATATTTTATTGGACATGATGGTAGCACTGTATCTCATTATGTTAATTATCTTCATTATTTATCTGATAAAGATTGTTGTTATTATTTGAACAAAACAATTAATTATGATAAAAATAAATATAGTTGGGTAAACAATAAATTTTTTGGTGCTAATATTAGCTTTAGAGTATTCTTTCGTGATAACATTTTTAAAGATAATATTAAATTAATTACATTAACTAATGATGGTTATATGAATTTGACTGAAAATTTATTAATATCAATGAAAAAAATTGGTATTCAAAATTTATTGAAAATTTATTGTATTGGTCTTAAATGTTATAATTATTTCAAGAAAAATTATTGTTATAATGATGTTGTATTAGTTGATGTTCAAGAAGAATTTCTTAAAAATTGGGTTGAATATAAAGCTATGCAAAATCCTGATACTGAAGGTAAAAAAAAATGGGCTACTATTACATCATATAAAATATATGCAATTAATAATGAATTAATTAAAGGTAATGATGTTATATTTACTGATGGTGATATAGTATTTGAAAATAATCCTATACCATATTTTATTGATAATATTGGTGACTTTGATTTATTTATACAAAATGATAATCAAGATTATAATTCTAGAGCAATGTGTACTGGTATGTTTTATATGAAATCTAATGAAAAAACTTTAAAAATTACTGATTTTAAAACTGTATCTAACAATATTGATAATTTTAATAATGATCAACAATATCTTAGAAGATATGAAAATCAATTAAAAGTTAAATATTTAGATCTTGACCTTTTTCCTAATGGTAAATATTATAGAGATAAATTACCTAATAAACCATATATTATACATTTCAATTATGATGTGTCTGAACATAAAATTAGAAGAATGAAATCTTTTAATAAATGGTATTTAGATAAAACTCAAGAAATTATATCGCCAAAACTTACATCATTATCATCTTCTGTTATAAGATATAATAATAATAATAATAATCTCAATCATGTATCTGAAAAAATAGAAACCGATTTACCATTAAGTAAATATATTGAATCTAAATGTATAAAAATAAGACAAGGTTATATTACTCAAGTTAAAAAACATGAAGATGCTATTATTGCTAGTATCAAAAAACATTTTACTGATGTTAAAAATATTAAAAATGTTTTAGAAATTGGATTTTTAGCTGGACATTCAGCTGAATTATTTTTGAAATTGAATGAAACTTTAATTGTACATAGTTTTGATAATGGTGCATTTCAGAGTGTTAATGTTGGAAAAAAATATATTGATGATTTTTATTCAAAACGACATATCTTAATAAAAGGGGATTCTAAACAAACTTTAGTTAAATTTATAGAAAGTAATAAAATCAAATTTGATATTATTTTAATAGATGGAGGATATGATTATGATACTGTTTTATCTGATATTAATAATTGTAAAAATATATCTACTCATGATACTTTTTTAATTGTAAATAATGTTTTACATAATCAAAAATGGATAAAATATTGGAATAAAGAACCTACTATTATTTTTAATAAGTTAGTAGAAGAAAAAATTATTAAAAAAATAGAAAATATTGATATTGATATTGGTCGTGGAACTGTAATTGGTAAATATTTATGATTATTATACTAATATACAATATACAATATATTATATATTATATATTATATATAATATATTGTGTTAATGTATGACAGAAAATTACATAATATAGAAAAAGTATTTGTAATAAATTTAAAACGAAGAAGTGATAGATTAAATAAATTGATTACAAAAAAAGATTATTTACCAGAATTTGAAATATTTGATGCTATAGATGGTCATCAATTAAATTATGATAATAATAATAATTTAGAATATCAAAATAATATTATATTAGACAATAAATTAATAAAAAAAATTAACAAACTAAAAGTTGGTGAAATTGGTTGTTTTTTATCGCATTATTTTATTTGGAAAAAAATTATAAAATTAAATAAACCCTGTTTGATATTTGAAGATGATGTTAATATATGTATTGATTTTACAAATAAATTAAATAATATATTAAAAAAAAATCCACCTAACAATTTTGATATTTTATGGGTTGGTATACGACAATCTTATACACAAAATAAAATATATAAAGAAAAAATATTACCTAATAGAGATAAATTTATTGATGAACATTTTTATCATTATATAAATGAAAAATATTCTCCATTTTATCCTTATTCTTATATTATTTCACCTAATGCTTGTAAATTTTTATGTGATTTGTTTGAAAATAAAAATTTAAATTATCCTGCAGTTGATCATTTTATTTGTTCTAATCTAAATAATAATAATTATATAATTATTAATAATAATTATCAACCTTTTTTATGTAATGCTGAACAAGGTGATACTGATATACAAACTTTTAATAATAATATTAAAAATGACAAATATTTGAAAAAATGATATTTTTATGAATAATTTTAAATATTTGTTTTAATAGGTGAAGTATTATGTGGTAATAATGTTATAGTTTTCATTTTTCGCATATTTGTTAATGCGTTTTCTGTTTGAAATCTATAAAGATTTTTGTTCCAAAACCATTGTGATTTGATTTTATCTATATCTGTTGTATAACATTGTAGAGATAAATTTGGTTTATTGTCAAAATATATCTGATAATTATAACTATTATTTAAAATATCAATTCCATTATTATTTAATGAACCATCATTATTGAATAATTTAACTTCTTTGTTTAATATTTCGTTATTTTTATTATAAGGTAATTTAACTATTGCATCGCGCTCTGTACTACAACATATAAAATCTATATTTTCTTCTTTCTTCAAAAGTTCTAATGATTTCAATATGAAATTATGTGAAATAATATTGTCGTTTTTTTTGTAACAAACTCTACCTTTCTTTGGTATATCTATATGAAACATATATTTGCTAGGACAATTATAAAAAGAATAATAATAACCAAAAGCATTTTTATAAGTTTTTTTTATATCTATATCTCTCGTATTAAAAATTTCAAATGTAATTTTTTCCAATTTAGAAAATTCAGTTTTCCAATTTAAATAATCTATTTTTATTTCTGTAGAATTATCTATTATATCTTTATTTATTAACTCATTTATTAAAAAAGAAAAATCATATTTTACAGGATCTTCATTTTTGTTAGCAGAATCTATAACAATAAATAAATTATAAAACTTGTATTCAAAAACTTTCAAATTATTAATAAAAAAGTTTAAATAATTTTCCTCTTTGTTTAATAATTTTTTTATGTCAGATTCTATCATCATTAAATTCAAACACACATTATTATTCATAATATATAATTTATATTGTATATATATATTAAATTTATGCTATAAAATCCTCTATAATTTTTTTTAATTTGTTATTTTCTTTTAATTCTAATGCAATCATGTGATTATTACTATTATGTTCTATTATTTTACAATTTTTTGATTCTATATATAATGCATGTTTTTTATCAGACCCATGATTTGCTCGTGATGCATAATGTATTTCTATATTAGTATCAAAAGGTAAATAATTTTTTAAATCTAATGCTTTTTGATATTCTTCATCATTTTTGTATATAGATGATAACCATTTACATGTTTTAGGTGCATTATATTTATCACCTATTAATAGTTCTTTTTTTTCTGTTAAAACTGTTTGCGGAGAAAAACTTAATACTTTATCAATTTTTAATATTGTTCCATATAATATTGCTGCATATCCACCTGCTGAACATCCAAATGCTATAACTTTTTTATATTTACCTGTTTTTATAAATGTATCTATAAAATCAATTGTACTTTTAAAACTTTTTGTAGTATTCCTTAATCCTGTTATATAATAACGACAATTTACATCTCGTAAAAATAATTTATCAATTGTTTTATATTCTTTTAAAAAATTGTAAAAAATAAAAGTAGGTAATGAATTTTTCCATCCCATACCAGCAAATGAAATTAATAATGTTTCACTATTATTTTTTTCAAAATAATAGTCATCATGATCAGACCATTTATTATTTTTATGTTTATCAGAATAATCAATATCTCCTAGTATTTGTGCATTTGAAAAATCATCTTTTTTTTCGTTAGATGAATATGTTATTTTTAAATTATTTAAATATGGTATATAATTATTGATATTTGCTCTTACATTTAATTTTTCTTTTATTTCTTTTCCATTATTATCAAACATAAAACTTATTAATGTATATCTTTCACCAGATGTTACTTCTTTTACACCATGTAAAAGTTCTGAATTAAATATAATTAAAGATCCTTTATTCAATTTTAAGTTTATATTTAAATTTGGAAAATAAAATTCACCTCCTTCATACTCATTTTTATCACTTAACATTAATACTAAAGATAATTTTCTGTATTTTGTATCTCCTGCATCATCGGTATGAATATTGTAAAATGATTTTTCATTACCATTATAGTATCCTACTTTCCAAAATTCTCTATATTTTATTTCAATATTAAATACATCTTTCATTTCTTCATATATTTTTTCAAACACATTATGATCTAAAAATTCAGTGTATCTTGTATTTTTTATAAAAATATCTTTTCTTTTTTTTTGATTAAAATTTACTCTATTACCAACTTGTCCATCTATATGATTACAATCATTTTTGCAATGATTTATTAAATCATTTATTTGTTGTTCGTTCAAAATATTATCCCATATTTTGTAATTAGGCATTTTAAATAAATATTAATATTAATAATAATAATAAATATTTATTTATTTTGTTATTTTTATAAAGATTTATAATGTAATAAAATTATATTATAATAATCATATATTAAATTTTCTCTGTAATGTATATGATCTTCGCCATTGAATATCATTAATCCATTTGCGCTACAATCTAATTCAAAACAATCTTCTTTATTTGGTTTATAATCATATCTTCCTTTATTTTTGATTGGTTGTTTTGTTTTATCAAAATATATATTCCAATTACTATTTTCTGGTTTACTTAATATATATGAACATGTAAATTGACAAGTATCACGATCAGTATGAGGTGGTAAATTTGCATTTTTTACATATGCGGATAAAAAACTATAAGTAGCTTTCATTTTTTTGTTTGTTATTTTTTCTATTAATGGTAATAATTCTACATGTAATAAACGGGTTATTATTTCATCTGTTATATAATAACGATCTGACTGTGTTCCACCAAATTTGTACAAATTATTATTAATATTAATATTAAAATAATTTTCAATAATTTTATGTATTTTATTATTTACAACATTTTCTACTATTACTGGATTGTATTCATCTAATTTGTAAGTTTTTTCTATATTTTCTTTTATTAAAAAAGATGAATTATTTTTTATATTTTTTATTTCTTTCAATGTATTATTTAATAAATCTTTACAGCCTCTATGTACAATATTAAAATTTTTGATGTACAAATTATTAAGATTGTTTTCTTTTTTATAAATATTGTTTATGATATCATTATAATCTAATTCTTCATCTTCTTCTTCTTCTTCTTTGTTTTCTTCTTCTTTAATGTTATTTAGTTTTAATAATTTATTATCTTTTTTTGATTTTTCACGAATATATATGTTAAATAATATCATATTATCTTCTAAACCTTCATAACTTTTTATTAATTTATCATCTCTTGTATTTGTATTATTTGTACAATTATAATAATATAATAATTAATTTTTATTACAAACATAAA